TCTGCCGCTGCTGCTGCATACAAAGCTGCTGCCGCCTCAACATCTGCTCAGAAAGTAGACATCCTTGCTACTCTAGCTCTAGGCTCAGGCACAGAGACAGACACAAACGAAGATGGCGTGGCTATCACAGTCACTATGGGCGGTGCTGCTGGTACAGGCACTATCGAAGTAACCATCAAGTATGTGGTTGACTAATTAGGTTGGGGCGGTTCGCCGCCCCTTCTTTTACAGGATAGGTTAAAATGGCTAGTACAGTTGATATTGCAAACTTTGCGCTAAACAATTTAGGCGCTTCTAATATTACCTCATTAGATGAAAACAGTAAGGCGGCGCGAGTTGTAAACCAACGCTACGAGTCGGTAAGAGATGCAGTCTTTCGAGCGCACCCCTGGAACTGTTTAATCAATCGGGCAAGTTTAGCACAAGAAACAACAACGCCAGCTTTCGGATATGCTTTTCAATATGCTTTGCCAACAGATCCTTTTTGCTTACGAGTGCTAGAATTTAGCAATGGTTCTTTATCATATCCGCAAGACAACATTACAAATAATACTGGTGGCCCAGTGTTTGTTATAGAAGGTCGTAAACTTCTAACGGATGAAGGTTCTGCTCAGATTAAATACATTGGTCGCGTAACTGATACGCAGCTATATGATGCTAGCTTAACTGAAGCGTTAGCTGCTAGGCTAGCTGCTGAGATATGCTACGCGATTACAGGCTCTACAAGCATGGTACAAATACAGACTTCTCTGTACGAAGCCAAGGTAAACGAAGCACGATTTAACGATGCAACAGAGGGCGCAACGCAACGCCTAGAGGCAAGTGACTTTATTGAAAGCAGGTTCTAATGGCACGTTCAGCACCAGCGTTTAGCTCGTTTACAGCAGGTGAGATTAGCCCAAGGCTAGAAGGGCGTACCAATATAGAAAAGTATCGTGAAGGTTTATCAGATCTTACGAATATGATTGTTATGCCTCATGGCGGTGTAACACGTAGACCAGGCACAGAATATCTTGGTGAGGTCAAAAGCAGCTCTGTTAAGACAAGGCTTATACCATTTCAATTTAAAACATCAGATACTTACATATTAGAGTTTGGAAATCAAATCATGCGTGTTTTTCGCAATGATTTACAAGTTTTAAGTAGTTCTGCAAAAACGATAACAGGAATAACTAAAGCTAACCCAGGCGTTTTAACTAGTAATAGTCATGGTTTTAGTAATGGAGATGAAGTCTTTATTGATAATATTGGTGGCATGACAGAGTTAAATGGTCGTAACTATCGAATTGCAAACTCTTCAACTAATACATTTACGCTTACAGATTTGTTTGGCGCTGCAATAAATACAACAAGCTTTACAACATTTACATCGGGTGGAACAGCTACAGAGATATACGAAACTGCTACACCATATGCTGAAGCAGACTTGTTTGATCTTCGTTTTGCTCAGTCTGCTGATACAATGTATATTGTGCATCCCTCTCATGATATACGCACATTAACAAGAACGGATCACAATGCTTGGACATTTGCTACACTTTCTATCACTGGATCTCCCAGCCCTGCATTAAGTGGCACAAACAATAGGCCTAGTGTTGTGTCTTTCTTTGAGCAGCGGTTAGTGTTTGGAAATACCAATAATAATCCGCAAACATTATTTTTTAGCAAAAACGGTGACTATGACAATTTTACTGTAGGCACAAACGATGATGATGCTTTGATATACACAATAGCGTCTAATCAGGTGAATGCTATTCGATTTCTCTCAGCAACAAGAGTTTTGACTGTCGGTACATCTGGCGGTGAATATGTGCTTACATCAACAAACGATGGTCCTGTTACACCCACGACAACACTTATTCGCAAATATTCTAACTATGGCACAGCTCAGATAGAGCCTGTCCAAGTTGCAGATGTTACTTTGTTTGCCCAGCGCGGTAAAAGAAAAATACGTGAATTTAAGTTTGTCGGTGACGTTAATACAGGAGGCTACTCAGCTCCTGATATGACCATCTTAGCTGAACATGTGACTGAAGGTGGTTTGGTGCAAATGGCCTACCAGCAAGAGCCTGATAGCATTGTATGGTGCGTTAGAGCTGATGGAACATTAGTTGGACTAACTTATAGGCGAGAAGAAGAAGTTGTTGCTTGGCACAAGCATATTATTGGGGGTAGTTTTGGATCTGGTCAGGCGGTAGTGGAAAGTATTGCAACGTTACCTACTGATACAGGTGAAGATGAATTGTTTATGATTGTAAAGCGTACAATCAATAGTGTTACAAAAAGGTATGTTGAAAAATTAAAAGTATTTGATTTTGGTAACAATACAACAACAGCATTTTTTGTTGATAGCGGTTTATCTTACAGCGGCAGTGCTACAACAACGCTGTCGGGTTTGTATCATTTAGAAGGAGAAGCTCTGCAAGTTTTAGGTAATGGTGCATCTCATCCTAGTAAAACTGTTAGCAATGGTGGTATTACTCTAGATTTTTCATCAACAACAGCGGCTGTTGGTTATGGGTTCGACAGCACAATGCAAACGCTAAGAATTGAGTCCGGATCTGTAGATGGTACAAGCCAAGGTAAACCAAAGCGTGTGCATGGCATAACTGTGCGTTTCTTTGAAACTGTAGGTGCAGAAGTTGGTAATGACAGCGGTGAAGTCGATAGGATATTCTTTAGAGATAGTTCTATGGATATGGATACCGCTGTTCCTATGTTTACTGGTGACAAAGATATTGAGTTCCCTGGTGGCTTTGATGACGATGATCGTGTATATATAAAACAGGGTCAGCCCTTGCCGCTAACCGTTCTTGCGTTCTACCCACGCATGAATACATTTGATAAGTGAGTTTAAGTAATGTGTAATCCTTTCGCGCTTATATCAACCGGAGTACAGGTGGCAGGGGCTGTTAGCAGCAAGAAGGCAGCAGATAAGGCTGCGGCTGCGGCCCTGCGAGCTGGCGAGTTTAACGCAAGCATTATAGAGCGTGACATTGATTTGTTTGAGCGTCAGCGCGGTATTATGAATGCACAGTTTGCTATTGATAGCGAAAGAGCTGCAAGCGCATTTGAAGGGCAGGTACAGGGTACACTAAGGGCAAGCACAGGGTATGCAGGGTTTGATATGAGCCAAGGCACACCGATGGCTGTTCTTAGGCAGAATGCTCGTGAGTTTGATTATGAGCAGTCCGTCAATAAGTTTAACAACGAGATTGCAAATCTACAGATTAGTGACGCACAGGAAGAAGCTAGGCTTAACGCAGAGCTTTCTCGCATGGAGGGCGGTATGGCTGCTGCTAGTGCTAGGGCTTCTGGTACTGCTGCGTTAATGTCTGGGTTTGGTGGTGCTGCAAAAACAGCTTATGAAACAGGTTTAATAGGCGGTGATGACTGATGAAGATACCAGTATATACAGCACAAGCAAGCGTAACTAGAGAAGCTCCAGGCAGACAGATAAGGGCCAGACAGTCACCAAGCGCTATGGCGCAAGCTGAGTTGGATAAAGCAAAGCCAATGCAAGCTGCTTTACAGGCAGCAGGTGATTACGCTCAAACAAGATATAAGATACAAACTGAAAACAATCTCAATGAAGCTTTACTTGATGCACAGGAGGCTTTGCGCGAAAGACGTAAAGAGTTAGAAAAAGATCCTGACTACAACAATATTCTTGATGGTGACAACCCTATTTGGAATAAAGAAACAGATCAGCTCAAAAGAGAACTGCTTAAAAAAGTAGGTAAAGACAGATACGCATTACAGCAGTTTAACAGTCGTTTTGGAAATCTTGAGCTGCAAAACAGATTTGCTTTGCGAGATGCTGTTGACCAAAGGGTTCAAATAGCAGCAGAGCAAAACCGTGCTAGAAAGCTAAACGATGCAGAAGATCAAATAGCAAACAGCTTAGATCTTTCTCAGATAAGCTTTGTTCTTAAAGATGTTATTCAAGACACGCAGAAGCTTGCACAGATAAGAGCTGGCAACCTAGATGTTTTGACTAAACAGCAAAAAGAAATGATTAAACGTGCTGCTTATAGGGCGTTAGAAAAGAACGCTGATAATGCTCCTAGCGGCATTGCTTTTATTGATGAGATCAGAGTCGCGCTGCGTGATGGTGTGTCTGCTGACTCTCTTGATCCTAGAGGAGAGGGCAAGACTTCTCTTAGTTCCAATGAGGCTGCTTACGTGTATGGGTTGATGCAAATGTTAGATCCAGCAGATCAAGCGCAAGTATTGAAGTCTGTTGGGGGAACGCAAAGCTTTATTGAGGGGCCAAGTCTAGCAGAGCAAAACGCAAGAAAAGTAGCAGAGGGTTCTGCTTCTCAGTTGTCGGATCAAATGACTGTTCGGATTGGTCAGGTATCTGAAGGTAATGTGCAGTCAAACGAGCAAATGAATGAACTTGCAAATCAAATTTCTCAAACTTCTCAATTTTTAAGCAACGAAGAACGTGCGAAGTTACAAAAAGAATATTCTGATTTGTCATACCTTAATGATCTTACAAGAGAACTTGGCATCAAAGCAAACCTTGGGAAAGGCAGCTCAACAAATATTTCTGCTATTAAGGAACAGTTTAAAAAGGGAATAAAAGGTCAAGGTCTTGACGGAATAGATACAGAGCTAGAAGAAAAAGCTTTTTCTCTAGTAGAGCAATTCGAAAGCAATCTTAGACAAGCAATGTCTGTTGAGGGAGATCCTATAGGGTTTGCACAGTCTACTAAGATGGACGGTGTAAATGTCAAACCAGTAGATCTTTCTGTGCAAGCGATACAGCAAGGCACAAGTGGAATACAAGATAGAATAAACTCTGGTAGAACTATACAAAGCTTGAATGATTTGGACTTTGTTCCTGTTTTATCAAAGTCTGAAGCTGGCTCAATTATAGAAAACATAAACAGTCAAGAAGTTGCAGGGGCAGATGCTGTTGCATATTTGCAGTCTGTTATGGATGAGCTTGGTCCTGAAAATAGTGGTTTAGTTTTAGAAAATTTGCGGCGTGAGGGGTTAGCTCCAGAGTATATTCAGGCAATGTATATGACTGATGCAAAAGTTGCTAATGATCTCGTTTCTATAAAAAATATTTCTGTTGCTGAATTAAAAAAAGGACAGCCAACTTCTGTAACATCTGGAGTGACAGGTATAGCGCAAACAATAGTAAACTTACCAAAAGTGCAAAACTATAATGCTGCCTTGCTTGCTGGTGGTGATGGGGCAGCGACAAAAAGATTATTTAACGAACAATATGAAATGGTTGAAAAGCTTTCTCTTTATTACACCTCACGAGGCATGAATGTTACTGATGCTGTTGAAAAAGCTGTAGAAAGTATTTTTGTTGGCGAAATTAATATTACAAAAAATCAACAGTACATAGTGCCAAAAGGCATAGACAACAAAAAGATAGAAGATGCAGCGCAAGAAATTTTAAGTAGTGACATTCTTAAAAAGTTTAATCTTGCTCCATTAGCAGCCCCAAATCTTAATTTGCTAGAGGAGTCAGAGGTAAGTGAGGCATCGTTAAGAACAACAGGCATGTGGCTAAACAATGGCACTGGTGATGGTATTATTCTTCATTACAATCTTAATGGCACATTTATTCCAGCGTTTATTATGGGAGATGACCCTGCAATGCCTGGGCAAGCTCTCGAAATAAAATTTAAAGACTTAGAAAACATGGATTTTACAAAACTTAGAGAGTTTAGGTTTGCTTTAAGTCCTAAAAATATAAAACAGTTTGCGACAGGTTTTAAAATACAAGATGGGCCTTTATATACTGGCACTGGTTATGGCGCAATGGGTACAGCTCCTGTAGGCTCAGAGTTTCCAGGGCTTGATAATACGATACGGCAGAAAGAAACTAAGTAATGCGTCCTAGACCACTTAAACAAGATAGCGCTGTTATAAGAGCCACTGGATTTGCGGATTTATCTGTGACTGCTGGAGAAGTGTACAGGCAAGCAAAAGATGCTCCTACTGTTTTTGATTTAAGCAAAACAAGTCTTAAACTGCAAAGTGATACTTTAGATCAACTTACGCCAGAGGAAAGGGTCGAACTTTTTGAGCAGAACAATCAGCGCATTGAAAAAGTAAAGCGGCTGCAAGATGATCTGATGATAGAAACAGATGACGTAAGGGCAGATCAGTTAAGAACAGAGCTTAATGATTTGGCTGACAATCCGTTTGTTACGCTTGATGCTCAAGTAGAAAAAATGCTTGGAGATGGTCGTTTACTAAGCGTAGAAGCTCTTAACGAAGAGTATGGAGATTATATAGAGTTTGACGAGCCAATGTCTCGTGAGGGAGCGGAGCTGCTTGTAAAAAATAAAAGAGCAGAAATAGCACGAAACGCTATTATACAAAAAGGATTAAATGGGGTCGCTGGTTATTCAGCAATGTTTGGGGGTAGCTTAGTAGCTGCTGCTACAGACCCTATAGAAATTGGAGCTGCTTTTATTCCATATTTTGGCTTGTCAAGTAGAGCCAAAGCTATGGCTAGGTTTGGTAAAATTAAAGGCAGAACAGCTATTGGGGCAGGTGAGGGTTTTGCTGGTTCTGTTGTAACAGAGCCTTTGTATTATGGTTTGTCTCGACAGCAACAACTTGATTACACAATGGGTGAAGCGCTGCTTAACGTAGGTGTAGGAACATTTCTTGGCGGTGGTTTGGGAACTATTGCTGGTGTGTTTGGTAAACAAAAGGTTAATCCAGCATCTGTAGCAAGAGATGCTGATTTGCCAGAGGACGCTTTGCCAGCCCAAGTAAAAGATATGCCTGACGTAGAGTTAAACGAGCCAGAGTTGGATCTGCAAGTAGCTAAACAAAAGAAAAACTCTACAAAAACACATAGGGCGCTTGGCGGTGAAAAAGTTGCTGGTATAGCGTTGCGTCAGTTTTTAAACGATAACGCTATAGATGTTACGCCTGTAATGCCTAGATATGTTCGCAAACCAGAAAATTTATTAGCGTTTATAAGACGTCAAGGCGGTATAAACGACAATGATCCTACCTTTAGAGGCGAACTTAAATCTATGGATATAAAAGG